GTACCAATATCAGTTAATTATCCTTTCTTTTTTAAACCGATTCAAGATGGTATGGATCGACCTAAAACAGAATTAGCGTATAGAGTACCTGCAACAAAATTAACTAGAAGAAAATTAACTAGTAATGAAAAAATAGAAGAGTTATCAGGTCTTGATACAACTATTGATTGGAAAAATACTGGAGACAACAGTTATGATGGTGAAAAGTTAAAACTGTTAGTACATGATGAAAGTGGTAAATGGGAAAGGCCAGATAATATATTAAATAACTGGAGAGTAACAAAAACAACTTTAAGGTTAGGTAGTAGAATTATTGGTAAGTGTATGATGGGAAGTACCTCAAACGCCTTGGATAAAGGTGGTGATAACTTTAAAAAATTATACAATGATTCAGATGTTACCCAGCGTAATCGTAATGGTCAAACAAATTCTGGACTGTATAGTTTATTTATACCTATGGAGTGGAACTACGAAGGATTTATTGATGAATACGGTATACCTGTTTTTAATACTCCTAATGAAGAAAGATTAGATCCATGGGGAGACTTAATTGACATAGGTGTTATAGAGCATTGGCAAAATGAAGCTGATGGTTTAAAAAATGATCAAGATGGTTTAAATGAATTTTACCGTCAGTTTCCAAGAACAGAGGAGCATGCTTTTAGAGATGAAGCAAACAATAGTATATTTAACTTAGTTAAAATATACGAGCAGATAGATTACAATGAAGAAACAAATCAAGGTATATCTACTGGTAATTTTCAATGGGTTAATGGTATAAAAGATACTCAGGTTATGTTTTATCCAGATCCAAAAGGAAGGTTTAAAGTTAGTTGGATACCAAAACCTCATCTACAAAATAGAGTAGTAACTAATGGTGGTAGAAAACAACCTGGTAATGAACATATGGGCGCTTTTGGATGTGACTCTTATGATATATCAGGAACAGTTGATGGTAAAGGATCTAAAGGTTCTTTACATGGTTTAAGTAAGTTTAGCATGGAAGATTGTCCACCTAGTCAATTTTTCTTAGAATATATAGCTAGACCACAAACAGCTGAGATTTTCTTTGAAGATGTTTTAATGGCATTGGTATTTTACGGTATGCCGTTATTATGTGAGAACAACAAACCTAGACTTTTATATTATTTAAAACGTAGAGGTTATAGAGGATACTCTATGAATAGACCTGATAAAGTTTGGAATAGACTATCAGTTGCAGAAAAAGAAATAGGTGGAATACCTAACTCAAGTGAGGATGTTAAACAAGCTCACGCGGCTGCTATTGAAATGTATATACAAAATAGTGTAGGTGTAAAAGAAGATGGTACATATGGAAATATGTATTTTAATAGAACATTAAATGATTGGGCTAGATTTGATATAACAAAAAGAACAAAGTTTGATGCTACTATAAGTTCTGGTCTTGCTGTTATGGCTTGTAATAAACATTTATATACATCACACGCAAAAGTAGAAAGACAAAAGTTAAATGTAAGTATAGCTAAATATAAACAAAAAGGTATGCGATCAAAATTAATAAAAAAATAATATGGCTGATTCAGTTTTAAAAGGTGCTTTTCCTAGTCAAGTCGTTAGCGATAAAGAGAAAATTACTCAAGAGTACGGTCTTAAGGTTGCCAAAGCTATAGAAAGTGAATGGTTTAACAGAGACTCAGGTACTAATAGATTTTATAATAATCAAAATGAGTTTCATAAGCTAAGACTATACGCTAGAGGAGAGCAATCAATACAAAAATATAAAGATGAATTATCAATCAATGGTGATTTATCATACCTTAATTTAGACTGGAAACCTGTACCTATTATACCTAAATTTGTAGATATAGTGGTTAATGGTATAGCCGAAAGAAGTTATGATGTAAAAGCATACTCACAAGATCCATACGGCGTTGCTAAAAGAACTGCTTATATGGAATCTATATTAAGAGACATGGAAACTCAAGAGCTTACAAAATACGCAAACGAAGCTTTTGGTATCTCTTTACAAGAAAATCAGATGAACGAAATGCCTGAAACTGAAGAAGAGTTACAGCTGCATATGCAATTATCATATAAACAAGAAGTTGAAATAGCTGAAGAACAAGCTATAAATGTTATATTAGAAGGAAATAATTACGAGAACGTAAGAAAAAGAATGTATTATGATTTAACTGTACTAGGTATTGGTGCTGTTAAAAATGTATTTACAGAGACAGAAGGTATAACAATAGACTATGTTGATCCTGCTAATTTAGTTTGGTCATACACTGAAGATCCTTTCTTTGATGACATATATTATATAGGTGAAGTAAAAACAATACCTATAAACGAACTTAAAAAACAGTTTCCAAATATATCACAAAGTGATTTAGAACAAGCTGCTAGCGCTGGTTTCCAAAGTAAAGGGTTATCTAGAGCTCAAACAGAGTCAAGTAATTTAGATAAAAACCAAGTACAAGTATTATACTTTAACTATAAAACTTTTATGAATGAAGTTTATAAGGTTAAAGAAACAGGTTCAGGTGCTACAAAAATATTATTAAGAGATGATGAATTTGATCCACCTATTGAATATTTTGAGCAACAGTTTGGTAAATTAAAAAGATCTTTAGAGGTTTTATATGAAGGAGCTATAATACTAGGGACCAAAACATTACTTAAATGGGATCTTGCTAAAAACATGATGAGACCTAAAAGTGATTATACTAAGGTTAAAATGAACTATAGTTTAGTTGCACCAAGAATGTATAAAGGTAGAATAGAATCATTAGTTGGTAGAATAACTGGTTTTGCAGACATGATACAGTTAACTCATTTAAAGCTACAACAGGTTATGGCTAGAATGGTTCCTGATGGTGTTTATTTAGATGCTGATGGATTAGCTGAAATTGATTTAGGTAACGGAACTAATTATAGTCCACAAGAAGCTTTGAATATGTTCTTCCAAACTGGTTCTGTTATAGGTAGATCATTTACTCAAGAGGGTGACATGAACCCAGGTAAAATACCAATACAAGAAATACAATCAGGTAGTGGTGGTCAAAAAATGCAATCATTAATTCAGACATATAACTACTATATGCAAATGATAAGAGATGTGACCGGGTTAAATGAAGCTAGGGACGCTAGCACACCAGATAAGCATGCTTTAGTTGGTATACAAAAATTAGCTGCTGCTAATAGTAATACAGCAACTAGACACATATTGCAATCAGGTTTATATGTAACATCAGAAGTTTGTGAGGGTATATCACTTAGAATATCTGATATATTAGAATTTTCTGCAACTAAAGAAGCGTTTATACAAAAAATAGGTAATCATAACGTTGCTACTTTAGATGAAATGGCTGATTTACATTTATACGATTTTGGTATATTTATTGAACTTTCTCCAGATGAAGAAGAAAAACAAATGTTAGAAAATAACATACAAGTTGCTTTATCAAAAGGTTTAGTAGACTTAGAAGATGCTATTGATATTAGAGAAATAAAAAATGTAAAACTTGCTAATCAGTTACTAAAAATACGTAGAAAGAAAAAGCAAGAAAGAGATCAAGCTCTACAAGAAAGAAATATAAAAGCTCAAGCTGATGCTAATGCTGAAGCTCAAAAAGTTGCAGCACAAGCTGAGGTACAAAAGGCACAAGCTTTAGTACAAACTAATATGCAATTAGAAGAAGGTAAAGCTCTTTTAGAACAACAGAGAATGATGAAAGAAGCTCAAGTTAAAAAAGAATTAATGAATCATGAGTTTGAAATAAACATGAAGTTAAAAAACATGGAACTTCAAACTGTTGATAATAAAGAAAAACAAAAGGAAGATCGTAAAGATGAAAGGACTAGAATCCAAGCATCTCAACAATCTGAATTAATAGATCAAAGAAAAAGCGGAAAGCCACCTAAAAACTTTGAATCTGCAGGTAATGATATATTAGGTGGTGGTTTTGGATTGAATGCTTTTGATCCAAGATAAATTTGTTTAATTTTATAATATTATATTATGGCTAAAAAAGAAGAAAAAGTAGTTGAAACTACTGATAGTAAAAATGACAATAAAATCAAAACTCCTGAGGTAAAACAAGAGGGTGGAGATATGAAGGTTAAAACTCCTAAAACACCTAGACAGTTTGTTAATAAAAAAGACAACGAACCTGTTAAGGTTGATTTAGATAAATTTAAAAAAGAAGAGGTTGAAGAAGATGTTGCGAAAGTAAACTTGGAAGAACCTAAACAAGAACCTAAAGAAGAACCTAAACAAGAGGTTGAAGAAAAGGTTGAACAAGAAATCCCAGTTTTAGAAGAGATTGTTGAAGAACAACCTCAAGTTAAAACTGAAGAAGAAGTAAAAGAAACAGTTGAAAAGCAAGTTGACGCTTTACAAGAAGAAGTAAAGGAAGAAGTAAAACAAGCTAGACAAACTGGTCAGCAACTACCAGGTAACATTAAAAAAGTTATGGACTTTATGGATGATACTGGTGGAAGTCTTGATGACTATGTTAGATTGAATCAGGACTACAGTAAATATGATGATAACACTTTGCTTAGAGAATACTATAAGCAAACAAAATCACATTTAACTGACGATGAAATTAGTTTCATGATGGAAGATCAATTTGCTATCGATGAAGAAGCAGATGATGATAGAGATCAGAGACGTAAAAAATTAGCGGTAAAAGAGCAAGTTGCGAACGCTAAGAGCCATTTGGAAGGCTTAAAATCCAAGTACTATGAGGAGATCAAGGCCGGTGTTAAGTTAACGCCTGATCAAAAACAAGCCGTTGATTTTTTTAATAGATACAATGAAGAGAGCGAGAGTAATCTTAAAATAGCAGAGGAACAAAGATCTGTATTTCAATCGAAAACAGAAAATCTGTTCAACAATGAATTCAAAGGTTTTGAATACAAGGTTGGAGATAAAAAATATAGATACAATGTTAAGGACGCTAATAAAGTAAAAGATACGCAAAGTGACTTAAATAATTTTGTTGGTAAATTCTTAGATAAGAAACAACAACTTATGGACCCACAAGGTTATCATAAAGCTTTATTCACGGCCAATAATCCAGACGCTGTTGCTAATCACTTTTATCAACAAGGAAAAGCAGATGCTATAAAAGAAAGTATGGCAAAAGCTAAAAATGTTGATATGACACCAAATCAACAACATCAAAATGTAGTTGCAGGAGGTACTAAATTTAAGGTGCTTAGTGGAGATGATTCAAGTAAACTTCGAGTAAAAATTAACAAAATTAATAATTAACAAACTTAAAATTTATAAACTATGGCATTAGCTGGAACAGGTGCTGAATTACAGCACTTAACTCCTAGACCTGTAAAGGATCTATGGGGAAGTAACTATCTGAACATAGCGGGTAATGATTTTAACTTTGCTAAACAATTCCTACCGGAAGTATATGAAAAAGAGGTAGAAAGATACGGTAATCGTACTATCTCTGGATTCTTGAAAATGGTTGGAGCTGAAATGCCTATGGCTTCTGACGAGGTCGTATGGTCTGAGCAAGGAAGAATTCATGTCGCTTTTGACGATGTTGAAATTGAAAACGCTGGAAACAATCTATTAAGATTCGCTTCAGCTGCAAACGCTGACTTAGTCGCGGTTGGTGATACTATTGTAGTATCAAAAGCTGGTAAATCAGTAAAATGTTATGTATCTGCAATTGATGTAGGTAGTGTAGCAACTGATGTAACTGCAAAACCTTATACAGGATCTAACTTTAACGCAATTCATTCTTGGGCCGATGGTTCAACTGGACATAGCGTTTTTGTTTATGGATCTGAATATAAGAAAGGATCTGAGAACGCTGGTTCTTCTAAAGATGCAAAATTTACTTCTTTTAGTAATAAACCAATCATCTTAAGAGATAAATATAGCGTTAGTGGTTCTGATACAGCTCAAATCGGTTGGGTTGAAGTAACTTCGGAATTAGGAACTTCTGGATACTTATGGTATCTAAAGTCTGAGCACGAAGCAAGATTAAGATTTGAAGATCAATTAGAAATGAGTATGATTGAAGCTGAGAAAAAAGCCGCTGGCTCTACTATCTCTGCTACAGGAATTTCTGGATCTGAAGGTTTATTTGCTGCTGTTGAGTCAAGAGGTATCATATATAACGACTGTGACTTTGGTGGAACTGGTACTGGAGACGGTATTGTAGAATTTGATAATATTTTAAAAGAGCTTGATAAGCAAGGAGCTATTGAAGAAAACATGATTTTCGCTAATAGAGACATCGCTTTAGCTATTGATAAAATGTTAGCAAATCAGAATTCTTATGGTGCTGGTGGTACATCTTATGGTGTATTCCAAAACTCTGAGGATATGGCACTTAATTTAGGTTTCTCTGGTTTTAGAAGAGGTTCATACGACTTCTACAAAACTGACTGGAAATACTTAAATGACAGTACTACAAGAGGACTTGTCGGTGATATTGAAGGAATTATAGTACCTGCTGGTACTTCTACTGTTTATGATCAAATGCTTGGTCAGAACGTAAAGAGACCTTTCTTACACGTAAGATATAGAGCTTCTGAAGCAGATGACAGAAAAATGAAATCATGGATCACTGGATCTGTTGGTGGAAATTATACAAGTGACGAAGATGCAATGAACGTACATTTCTTATCTGAGAGATGTTTATGTGTTCAAGCAGCTAACAACTTTGTATTATTGAAGTCGACTGATGGTGTACATGGTACTGCATAAGTAGTCATCATAATAATTAAAGGTAAAGGGTGCTTCGGCACCCTCCACCTTTATTTTACAAACTTTTTAATTATATTATATTATGGAAAAATGGGAAATAAAAGATAGGTTATACTATCTAAAAAGTGAAAGACAACCCTTGGCATTTACAATACCAGGAAAGCACTCACTAAAAAGACCTCTACTTTGGTTTGATAAAAAAGAAGGATTACAAAGAGAGTTGCGATATGCAACAAATCAAAATTCTGTTTTTGTTGATGAACAAAAAGGTCAATCAACACTTGGTAGAATTGTTTTTAGAAACGGTACATTAGCCGTTCCAAAAGAACAACAAAATTTACAAAAACTATTATCACTTTATCATCCGTTATTAAACGAGATGTATTCAGAACATGATTCAGAAGTGGTAGCAGGATTTGAACTTGAAGATATGAATCTTGAAGTTGACGCATTAATTGCAGCAAAACAATTATCAGTAGATGAAGCTGAAGCTATTCTAAGAGTAGAGTATGGAAATGAAGTATCTAAAATGACTTCAAAAGAAATACAAAGAGATATATTGTTATTTGCTAGAAATAGATCACAACTATTTTTAAACTTAATGCAAGACGATGATGTTCATTTGAGAAACTTTGCAATAAAAGCTGCTGAAGCTAATATTATAAAGTTATCATCAGATAGCAGATCGTTCGTATGGGCAAGTAATGGTAGAAAGTTATTTGAAATACCTTTTGAAGAACACCCGTACTCAGCTATATCTGCTTGGTTTAAAACCGATGACGGTTTAGAAGTAGTTAAAGCAATAGAAAAAAGATTAAAATAATAATCACTTATAGAGGTAACCATCTCTATGAGGTGGTTACTTACTATAAATAAAATAAATATGGCAGTTAACGTAGATACAGTATATCAAAGAGTATTAGCAATAGCTAACAAAGAGCAAAGAGGTTATATAACACCACAAGAGTTTAATCTTTTAGCTAATCAAGCACAGATGGAAGTGTTTGAGCAGTACTTTTATGATTTAGATCAATTTAGAAGAAAACCAGGAAATGACACTACTTATTCTGACATGATCGATATATTAAATGAAAAAATTGATATATTCGAAAAATTTAGACAGGATTTAGCTGGATTAACAGCTGCAGGTGTTGGTACCTTTCCAACACATTATCGTATGGGAGAGTTATATTACAAGTGTAATAACAAGTGGCTTGAGATTGAGAAGATAGATCAGAACGAAATACACCACATCCTAAACTCGCCTTTAACAGAACCTACCGCAACACGACCGTGTTATGCGCAAGTATCAGAACTAACTTTTCAAACTTACCCTACAATAACAGTATTAGCTGATATTGTATGTAACTATATAGCTAGACCATCTACAGTACAGTGGGCATATACTACAGTATTAGATGAAGCTTTATATAATGCTAACAATAGTGTAAATTTTCAATTACATCAATCTGAAGAAACTAACTTAGTATTAAAGATATTAGAATTAGCAGGTGTTATAATCAAACAACAAGATGTATACAGTATAGCTAATCAGGAAGAAGTACAAGACATTCAACAAGAAAAAGTATAATAAATGGGATTACTAGGAACAACAACACAAGAGTCATACTATAGTCAAAGTAAAAGTTGGACAGGAGACGGAACAGGTGGATCAGGAACATTATCATTTAATGTAGCTGCCACAGATTTCCCTACAAGACCTACTCAGCAAGTTAGTATACAGGTATTTATTAATAATATTGAAATATCTAGAAGCAACTATAGTTACAATGGTACTGCACCTGGTGATACCTCTGTTGATAGCTCTTATAATCTTGTTTTTACCGCTACAGGTATAAACACGGCGGTACAAGAAACCAACGGAGCACCAAAAGTTGGTATGGTTATTACGTTAAGAGAAATAGGTGCAGCAGAACAATATGGTAATTATCAATTTATAGGTATACAAGATTTAGTAAATAACTTTATAGTATCATATGTAGGTTTAGATAAAATAATACATAAAGTAAAAAGAGCTGATGTATATTTTCACGCTCAAAGATGTATTGCTGAACTTAGTTACGACACATTAAGATCTCACAAATCACAAGAGATAGAAATAGCACCATCATTAACAATGCCATTACCACAAGATTTTGTTAATCACGTTAAACTTTCTTACACAGATAAAGACGGTGTTGAAAGATTATTATTACCAGCTAGAAAAACTAGCAACCCAACGTCATTATTACAAGATGATAATTTTGATTATATATATGACAGTGATGGTAACGTATTAACACAACAAGATTCTGATACATGGGAGAAGTACAAGACACAAAGTACAAATGATTTAGATGATAATATAGATGAAGAAAATGATAGTATAGATAGAAGTTTCTTTTTAGGTGGCAGATATGGATTAGAACCAGAGAATTCTTCTACTAATGGTTTATTTTATATAGATGCTACTAGAGGTCGTATATTCTTTAGTGGTAATTTAAGTGGAAAAATAATAACTTTAAAATATATAAGTGATACGCTTGGCACTGATGGCGAGATTGAAGTACATAAATTTGCTGAAGAAGCTGTGTACAAATGGTTAGCTCATGCTATTTTAGCAACAAGATCTAACACTCCTGAATACCTTGTAAATAGATTTAAGAAAGAGAGATTTGCTGAAATGAGAAAAGCTAAGATAAGATTATCTAATTACAAGATCGAGGAGTTTACTCAAATAATGAGAGGTAAATCAAAACAAATTAAACATTAAGATATGCCAGAATTGAAACATCACTTTCGTGCAGGTAAAATGAATAAAGACCTGGACGAGAGGTTAGTACCTAATGGAGAGTATAGAGACGCGCAGAATATAGAAATATCTGTTTCGGAAGGTAGTGACGTAGGTGCTGTTCAAAACATCAGAGGTAACACAAAAATTACTGGTAAAACTTATAATAGTAATTCAAAATCTATAACAGCTAACTGGGGATCACAATTTGGATTAACAAATCCAGTTTGTATAGGACATGTTTTAAATAATGAAACTGATAAGATATATTGGTTTATAAAAGCAGATGAAGCTGATTGTATTGCTGAATATGATGATAACAAAGGTGTAATATCACCTGTTTTAGTAGATGCAAACAATGTATTAGACTTTGCAGCTGACCAGTATATAACAGGTATAAATGTTTTAGAAGGTATGTTGTTTTGGACAGATAACAAAACTGAACCTAAGAAAATAGATATTGAAGTTTTTAAGTCTGGTTGTAATGGTGATTTTACTACTCACACAAAATATGATGGAGAAAAAATATTACCATCTGATTTAGCTGCTGCTTCAGCTTTTACAGAAGAACATATAACTGTAGCTAAACAAGCACCTTATACAGCACCAACTCTTACTATGGCTACATCAAAAAGAGGTGGTAGTGGAACTGGAACTGAACCATGTATAATAACAAACTCTACTGCTGGTTTATTTGCTGATGTCGATGGAAATGGTTTAGCAGCTGGAACTACTAAGTCTTTACATTTATCACCTCAATCAGTTTATCAAGTAGGTGATATACTAGTTATAACAGCTACATATGAAGAGCAAGTATCTCAAACAGATTATGAAATTAAAGCTAGAGTAACAAACGTTAATAGCAGTGGTGGTGTAGTAGCGGTAAAGCTACAAAGCGTACCAACAGAAGTAGCTTATGTACCATTAACATGGGAGGTTTTATTAGAAGAAGAGGGTGTATTGTTTGAAAAGAAAATGGTTAGGTTTGGTTATAGATGGAAATATACTAGTGGAGAATATTCAGTATATTCACCTTTTAGTGAAATAGCATTTAGACCAACAACATTTGAATATTTATCCTCTGATGGTTATAACGTTGGTATGATAAATAATTTAAGAGATTTAACAATAACTATACCTACTGGTTATCCTATTGATGTAGATGAGATAGATATATTATATAAAGAGTCAAATAGTACTAATATATATGTTGTGGATAGCTTAAAAAGAGATTCATACAACAACTTTGATCTTATATATAACTTAACATCTGACTTAATTAGTAAAACGGTTGAGTCTAATCAAATATTAAGACCTTATGATAATGTACCAAAGTTAGCTAAATCTCAAGAGATTACTGCTAACAGACTTATATACGGTAACTATCTACAGCAATATGACATACCTAATTATAATCTACCTGATATAAATCTATCTATAGATACAGCTGATATAACAACTGTAAAAGAACCTGAATTATCTATAAAGTCATTAAGAACTTATCAAGTTGGTGTTGTTTATTTAGATAAGTATAATAGACAAACACCTGTATTTACAAGTAAAGATGCTTCAATTCAAGTTTCAAAAGCCTTTGCACCAAAAGTATCTACATTAAAAGCTATATGTAATAATACTCCACCTAGCTGGGCAACTCATTTTAAATATTACGTAAAAGAAACTTCTAACGAATATTACAATCTAGCAATGGATAGGTATTATTTAGCTGAAGATGGTAATGTCTGGTTAAGTTTTCCTTCATCAGAAAGAAATAAAGTACAAGAAGACATGTACTTAATATTAAAGAAAGGTCATGATAATGATGATGTAGTAGCTGATCAAGCTAGATACAAAATATTAGATATAGAAAACGAAGCACCTGACTTTATAAAACTCACAAGAAAAGCACTAGCCGCTGTTGATGCTAAGGCACATAGTGAAAATATACCTCAAGTTGGTAGTGTGTCGTTTAAGTTTCTTGGACCTGATCCATTAAATAACCCTGCTTTCGCGGCAGGATTTACTTCTGATAATATGATACTACTAGATATTAATGGTAGTAAAACAGAAAAATACGATATTGTAAGTGGTGGTTTTACTGGGGAAAAAGATAATGATGATCATATATACCAAGTAACAATAGGTGAACCTATAAGAGAAGGTGAAACAATGCTAGCTGGTTTAGCAGACGGTGATTCTATAAGGATAACTGTATACGAACAAAAGTTTGAAAGAAAACCTGAGCATTACGGTAGATTTTTTGTAAAAATAAATAGAGACGGAGCTTTTGATACTAACATTATAGAAAAGTACGCAGAAGAAGATCAGCAATGGGGTATAAAAGATTCAAGAGAATTATTTCCTAACTCACCAAATATGGGTGCTGGTAGTAGTACCAATGGTGAATCTTGGTTTGATACAAGAGATAGAAGAGTATCTTGGAGAATACAACAATCCTCAAACAAACATCCTAAGCAAGGTAGAGATTACATGACAATAATAAGGTGTGGAGCTCCTGGAAAATCAAGGCCTGAGAGAAGAAAGCACGATAAAAATAACACTATTAATTCTTTCTTAAAAGCTTTAACAAAAGGCGGTACTTATATGAGATTTAAAAGTAAGGCTGGTCAAACTGGGGAGATATACGAAACAACAAGTAGTGATATACAATACGATTTTAGAAGAAGTTCTGGTAAAAAATATTATAGTGCTAAAAGAAGAAAATATAAAATATACTTTAGACATTGGGTTAACCAAACACCTTATGAAGATACTTTCCAACTACCTACATCAGGATCTTATGGTACTAACTACATAGATGAGATACAGATATTAGAAAAAGTTATAGAACAAGGTAATGAGCAGTTAACTTCAGACAACCCGGCTATATGGGAAACTGAACCTAAAGAAGCAATTGATTTAGATTTATACTATGAAACTGGTAATACATTACCTATTGCAGATCATGGATCTGAACAAACTTTAGTATTTAAAAATTGTTACTCATATGGTAATGGTGTTGAAACAGACAGGTTAAGAGATGATTTTAACGCTGTTAAAATAGATAAAGGTGTTAAAGTTTCTAGTGTATTAGCAGAACAATATAAAGAAGAAAGAAGAAAAAATGGTTTAATATTTTCAGGTTTATTTAACTCAACAAGTGGTGTAAATAGATTAAATCAATTTATACAGGGTGAAGCAATAACAAAAGATTTAAACCCACATTACGGTGGTATACAAAAACTATTAGCTAGAAACACAGACTTAATTGCTTTTTGTGAAGACAAGGTTTTAAAAATATTAGCAAACAAAGATGCTTTATATGAAGCTGGTGGTAACACACAATTAACAGCTACTAATAGAGTATTAGGACAAGCAATACCTTTTGTAGGTAATTACGGTATAAGTAAAAATCCAGAAAGTTTAGCTTCATATGCTTTCAGAGTTTATTTTACTGACAGAAATAGAGGTGCTGTATTGAGATTATCAAGAGATGGTTTAACAGCTATATCAGAAAATGGCATGAGAGATTATTTTAAAGATAATCTACCTAATGCCTCCTTAATTCTAGGTAGCTACGATGGTAGTAAAGGTTTATATAATTTAACACTTAACAACACTACAGTATCATTTGATGAAAAAGTAAATGGTTGGCCAAGTTTTAAAGATTTTGTTCCTGAAGCTGCTTGTGCTTTAAACAATAAATACTTTAGTATTAAAAATGGAGAGATATGGGTACATACTAATGAAGTAAGAAATGATTTTTATGGAGCTGGATCTGCTGAATCAAGTATTACATTATTAATAAACGATGCAGCTGAAACTGTAAAAGGTTTTAAAACATTAAACTACAGCGGTAGTAGATCAAGGGTATACACCAACAACTATGATGCTGGTAACAACTATAGCAATCCTACTTCAACAAACACTAAAGGTTGGTATTGTGACTACATTAACACAGATCAACAAGAAGGTTTTGTAAAAGAGTTTTTAAAGAAAGAAAATAGATACTATAATAATTTAAAAGGTGTAGCTACTCAGTTATCTAACTTAGATGGTCAAGAGTTTAGCGTACAAGGTTTAGGGCAATTTACAGGTAGTTTAGCGGGTGATGTTAGCTTAGATGATAGAGAAGTTACTGTTCAATTAA